TCATGTTATAAAGTGCGTTTATATCGTTATTAGCCGTTCCTGTTCTAAATACAGATTCAAGTAACCTGCAACCTGAGAACATTAAATCTTGTGGAAGTAGCAATCTCTCAATTTGAGCATTAATTAGTAGTCCTGCTTGATCTTTCATTTTACCGGCTAGTATTACTGCCTGCTCAACGCCTGCCTCGCTAAAGTCGACATTAATATTAACGCCGTTATATGCCCCAACTCTGTTAGAATAAACACCCCCGTCGTAAGGCTGAGAACCAGAGCAAAGAGGTTGTCCGTTGGCTTGAGCCGCTGCTACGTTAAACGCCTGGTTAAAAGGGTTCATGGCTACTACTTCTCTGGTTTGTTCATAGGAAGTAGTAAGCGATTTAGTACCATTAAAGAACTGATCGGCATAAAGATCATCTTCCATGGCAATATTGGTAATCTGAAAACCGAGGGCAAATTCCCGATGGACAAATTCATAAATAAACCGCTCAGCCATGCTATCCATTTTAATAGGAGCACCTTGGGTTTTCTCAAGAGCGTAGCCTGTTCCTCTAATATCAACCAACCTTTCAGTATGTTTGACAGAATTAGCCTGTTCATAGATTTTGGTATATTCCCCCTTAAACCGATCATACTGAGATTTTACCTCATAAAGACCTGGCCAAAGCAGACTTGGAATATCACCGGTTGTTATAATAGACATAATTAATTACCTTTATTTTTAGTTTTAGTTTTCTTTACTGACCCTGCCTTAACAGGTGTTTTTTTCTTCTCTTTCGGTAGGTATAATCCTTCCTTTAAAAGAGACGGCATATTGCCGCTTGTTATTATAGACATAACCTTATACTCCTATGCTCCGGCTGTTGGACCTGCTACGCCGCTTGATCCGTATATATGCTTGTTAAACTTAACTAGTAGGTTAGTAAATGGCATGTTTACTCCCGGTACTAATCCTGTAGGATTTGCGTTACCGGTAATTACAGGATCAATTCCAATAATTTTTACATCCAAAGTAGCGGTATTTGCGATTGTTGAACCATCAAGATAGTAAACAGAACCATATATATTACTACCAGTACGTGGATTTTGACCACCGGCGATAGCAATATTTGAAGTAAAAGTTATCCCCGCTACTGATAAACTACTATTTAAACCAACCTGGGTATTTAAAAACACTATCGAAGCATCAGCGTTTGCTATAGAGCTTGATATCTGCACCCTAAATACTGCCATTGGATCATCATTGACATATGCAATAATAGGCGTGCCGGCTTTTACCGCTCTACCACCCGGCCAGTAATCAGATTCAACAAGTATACCGGTATTTGCATCAGTATAAGCGCAGCTTATAAACACCCCAAGGAAAGCATCAGCGTCTGCTGTTGCAACAGCTTGTACCTGTGTTCCGTTTGTTGGAGCTGATAATTTTTGTGGTGCTATTGTCCCAGTCATTGCGACTAGACCAGGGTTACTGACAAATTTAACGGGATCACCCTGAAAAATACTGTTTGGCTGCGTGGTTAAGCCGTCAGCGGATGCGTAAATAAAGTATTGACCTAGTTTTTGTGTTCCGCCGTTTCCTATTTGAGACTGAACTACTTCCAAACCATAAGGTCTATTAATGCCGTTAGACATAATTTCCTCATATATTGTTAATTATTAAAAAACGTAAATATTTTAAATTTAAAAAAAGATAAGCTAATTCAAGCTCAGGAGACCTTTTAACGTCTAGTTATGACGATAAACTTTGATTCTAGATAAGTTTCAAAACTAGCCTTTTTGTGTCTTGCGATGACAGAGGTAGCTTTTTAAGAAAAAGATTTAGCTACAAACTACGCCTTTTTACGTCTAGCAATGACGTGAACCTTTTTAAGCCTGGTCATGACTTTTTTTTACCTAATTATATTATAGCAAAAAGACTGCTACTTTTGCAAATCGTACTACTATTTTAGATTTAGCTTATATATCTTCAAGCCCTTGAGCGAGTATTGCTTCAAGCTCTTCTTGTTCTATCCTATCCATTATTTTTTGCCATTTTTCGCCAGTCAGTATAAATATACCTGTCTGATTTGCTCTTAATTGCGTTTTGATTCTTTCACTGCCAAGTGCCAATCTAACCAATCTAATAAAAAGAAATTTGCTATTTGCCATTAAAAGAGCATTTAGTTTGTTTTCTATTTCTTCTTCGGAAATCACATTTTTAAATAAATCTTCTATGAGTTTGTTAGCAAATTTTAAAATTACTTTATGCTTATTATTTTTGTCTAGGCTTACCTTAACGGTAAAAAACCCTTCAGGGTTTAAAAACATTCCTATAACTGTATAATCATATATTTTTAATTCTTTATTCTCTTGCATAATCTTTCTATCAAATCTTAAATAACTCCCTTTAATTACCAAATACCACAACGGATACGCCATCAAGTACGGGAAGCAAATTACCGAGCGTATCGGTCGCAAAAATGATGACCTCAGTAGCTGACCTAGACCTAAAGAACACCTGAAATGGTGCTATTACTTCCGTTCCGCGTGCTAATGCCGGTAACACTAAATAATTACCATCAGGAAAAGGAGTAGCAAACTTCACAACATAAGACCCATTTGCTCCGCTAACCGATGCTATATTAAAACTACTCTCTATCTGAATATTACTAGCAGGTGCATTATTATCGTAAAAGAAACAATAAGCCTTAGCAGTAGCAGGATTTATAATCTTCCCCGGTACGCTCATATTACCGATATTGTCAATTTGGGTACTGTTTAAATTGATTACTCCATCATCTACAGTAGCGAGGTTAATATCCTCACTCCCGCTTGCCGTAGTAATGGTATTTACCGAGATCAAGAGATTACCTACATTGATACTGGATAACCCAGCTAAAGAATCGGCTAAATTAATAATTACATCGCCGCTAACCCCATCACCGCTTTGCAAGGTTATATTAGAGCCACCGCCTATTTTTCTGGTAACATATGAAAGCGGAGTATTACCGGTTATTACTAAAAATCCATTCTGTACCTGAGTAGCTAGATTATTTAAATTATTCAACGAGTCGGCAACCTTAAAAATAATGTTACCGGTCGGAGGAGTAATGGTTGAATTTGTAATCTGCAAGCTGTTATTCAGACTTTCTGTAGAAAAGCTTACTATACCACTGCTACCACCCCCAAAAGGTATTACCTGCCATACTCCCGTGCTGGTTAGATTCTCAGTTAGATATATCTGTATTACTTCCCCGGGAATAATTACGTTAGTTAACGGCGTTCCATCGTTATATAAGAGGGTAAAGTCTTTTTGCCCGACATTATTAAACAACAGGCTAGTACCGGTTTCTACAGTATTGGCAGGCGGCAAAGTAATTGTATATGCATCACTTTCAGAAATCACATTATTAATGTCACTAGCAATCTCCCCTTCAGTGCGTGGATAAGGCCAGGATAGTTTAATGTCGCTATTTAGTATGATTTTAGAATAAGACATAATATTCTACATTGCCCTGTCTGAAAACGGCATGACTGGATTATAGATGTCCGTTTGTACTTTCTGCAAAGTATCACGCATTACTCTTATAGCCTTGTTTTCGTAATATTCCTGCTCTTTAATCCCGTAGCGTTCATCACGTGCTAAAACAATAGTATCACCGGTAGTAATACAATCATTTTCCGATCTTAAGTCCCCTCTATAAGTACGTTTGTTTTTAAGCCTATCAGGAGATACGATATACCACTTTTTTGCCAGTAACCTGTTAATACGTTCTGGGCTATTAAAGGCAAAGTAATATTCTTCCCCTGGTTGCATTATTTCCTCGATTAAAGCTTTAAAAGGACAGGTTGAATCAGTGAACATTAAATCAAAATCATTGTTTTCAAGATCATGCTCCCTGATATCTCTATCTACGGACTTAAACTCATTATTTTTGTCTTGTTTATATTTAATTGCCATTTTTTGACCTCATTTCTTTATTATGTTTATCTAGAAGCTCACGATATCTCTCATAAGACATACCAAAAGCAAGCGCTGCCTTTTTCTCTCTCTCGCTTAATTCCCTTGTTTTTGGATCAGGGACCCCTTCCATAGGTGCACGGCTGCGAACCGCCCCAAAATGTTTGGCAGGAGTTGTAGTCGTATCCTGTGCTTTTAAATTATCGATATACTCATCTATCATGCTGTAATAACCACCTCCGCCTATTAGATGTGCTTTATTGGTAGTCTGGTATTTACGATCCAGCTTTCTAATAAATGATAAAACCTGACCCGCCAGCTTTTCATCATACTCGGGGGCGTTTCTATCTACTTCGGGATTACTTTCAAGCCAGCTATATAATCTATCCTCATATTCTCTTGCCCGAACCTGATTAAGATGTTCTTCGGAATATTCTTCTTTAGGAAAACTTGCTATCCTAGATGCCTCATTCAAAGCGTGGGTCGCCTTTGAAATCTCCGCTGTAGCTCTGCTAACTCCAGCAGCATCTCCGCTCTCTAAAGCTAACTGCAACCTTGCCTGAGCCATTTCAAGTTCGCCGGCAACATTGTTCTTATAATGGGTAGAACCGGTATTTATAGCTTGACGGAGCATTTGTTCCATTTGCAGTTTTTCTTGCTGTAACTGTTCTAAACGCTCGGCCATTGCCGCCTTTTCTTCACGTTCTTTTTTTAATTTAGACCAGTATTTTTCCTTGTCTTTGTCAGGCGTAGAGGTTTTAGCAGGCTTTTCTTCTTTTTCGGGAACATCTGCAGGACGTTCACTTTTATCATCTTCGCCCTCTAATCCTTGAGACCCTTGCTCCGGTTCTGCAGTAGCAGTTTGATCTTCTTTATCCTCGCCATTCTCGTCCTTATTTTCTGCTATTTCTTTTAAAGGCGGAATAGCAGCGTTTAAGTCGCTTGTATTTTCAATATCTATTTTAAACATATTCTTACCTTGATACTTTTGATGGATTATCGACTAGTAGTTTGATTTTAAAATCCTCTACCATAATTATCGGCTCACCCTCATATTTTGATTGCAGAGATGAACCACGGGGGAATATGACCCAGTCTCCCTCTTTTACATAAGGGCCGCTCGGAAACTGATCGCCCTTATAACTATCTGGACCAAGTTTCAATACCATCCCGACCATTGAGTTGTATTCTAAATCATCTTGGACGGCGCTCGGTGGTTTTATAATTCCTCCTCTTGTAACCTCTTCAACAGGTGGTTTGTAAATAAGAATTAATACGTTGATTCCGGTAACGCCAATATTCTTAAATCTCTCTATCATTGCTTCCTTATTAAAAAATTCCAGATCAATTCCTTTGGTTTTAAAATCTTCCGGTTTGTAATTGGTTATTTCACAGTTATTCATTGTTATTTACCTCTATTATGTGCCTGTTAAAGAGTTCAAGGGAACTCTCAAGTCCCTCAATTAATCCCACATGATATTTGTAATCCTCTAGCGTAGAAATTGATTTTGGATGACTTAAAATACGCCTGTATCTATCAATCTCAGACTCAATACTTCCTATAAAGCCGGAGGTAAAAGAGCCTCGGCTATAAATGTTATTTCGGTTCATTTACTGCTCCTCCCCATATTTCTAGGTTTTACTGCCGCTCCGCTTTTTGTAGCTACGTCTTTTCTAATTTTAGCAGCGCCACCGGCAGCATACTTATTACAACTTGTGTCTTGTTCTTTGGCTCTCTCTTGCATTTTATGCAAAGCTATTTCTCTTTTCTGTCTATCCATAAATGATCTCCTCTTTTTCTGGTGTGGATGATAGTTCTGATCTTAGAGCTTCTACTTGTGCCTTTAACTCAGCTTCTTTTGCTTTGTATTCCAGCTTTAGTAATTCAAGCTCGTTTGCACGTATTATTTCTTGCTCTTTAGTTAGCGTATCTATTACTTTTTCCTTCTCGTTTAACTGGAGCTTTAAAAGTTCAATTTGATATTTCTGCTCGGCAAGTTGTTGTTGTTCATTAACTTTTAATTCAGCTAAATACTTCTCTTGTTCCAGTTTTTCCTTATCAAGTTCGATGCTCATTTGAGTCTTATACCCATCAGCTTCAATATTTAAGTGAGCTAGCCGTTCTTTTGATTCTACTTCGAGTTTTCGCTGCTCAATATCAGCAATCTGTACCTGCAGAGCTGGGTCTATAGGTTGTTGTTCCTGCTGTTCTTGCGGTGCTGGTTCGGGAAGGAGTATTTTATCAATGTCGCCAACTCCGAGTGCCTGATATACTTTTAAATATACTTCTCGCATGTTATGTAGCTCCGGATTGCTGCTAGCTAACTTTAAAATACTCTCTGCCTTGATTATTCTCTGCGTAGAAGACTCAACAGACGGATCAGATACGGGTATGACCTTTAAACTTTCTTTACCGGCAGGTAGTGATGGCAAATTGAACATTTTATAAAAGAGCTGTAGCTCGGTGCTAAAGCTACTATGGACTGTTCTCATTATTGCTGATTGCATCCGATTGGATACTTCAAGCAAGGCAATCGTAGTACCGACAGGCGTATTCTGATTATTTTCAGTAAGTCCCATCTCTGTTGCAGATGCCAGCTCCTGTGTCTGAGCAGTTATCCGGTTAATATATTCAAGCAAAGCCGGCGATGGTCCGTTATAAGGAAGAGGCATGATTGAATCACGCAAGGACAAATTCCCTGTTTCAACAGTTACGAATTGACCAGGTAATATATTCAAGTCATTATTGGTAGTTTTTATTCCCTTAGCCTTCATCCCTCCCGGGAAATTCTGGAAAATAGCTGCATCAATTGCCATTTGCTGCATGGAGGTTAGACTCTTTGAATTAGAGCCAAGTATTTGAGCAAGCCCCAGTCCAAAAACATCAAACCCAGGGAATAAATTATAATGAATGAAGCAGTTAATCCTTGTTTTAGTTGGATCGTTTTCATCCCAGTTTGGCGTAAGTGATACGATCTGATTACTGCTGCCGCATCTGGTAATAACGTAAGGTAGTGGGATACTATAGTCTTCAGATGCATTGTTATTGTCAAAAAAATCATTCAAAACCAGATATTCGTGCGTCTCATAAAAAGGAAAACGGGAATTTGTTGGGTCTACCTGTTTTGCTTTAGAGTCGTCCGTTGCTTCTTCTCCATCGCTGCTTCCTACGCTATCTAGGTAATCAAAATCAACTTTTGAAAATATCCCGCTTTGCATATTGAAGAGGATTTCTCTTTTTGAGAGATACCTTATATGAGTTAGACGATTTGATTCGGTAATACTTGAGCAGTTATTATCAAATAAAAAATCCTCAGGCATAATAAACCTACTTAAGGGCTTACCAGTAATAGGGTCATAGTAGATTTTACGAAATACACACCCATATAAAATTAAGTACAATAAAAACCGATCGTAGTCTGGATAAAAACCCTTATCTTCTACTGTTAAGTATTCATTTAAAGCATCCCTAACCATCTCGCCTTTTAATTCGTAATCTTCGCTAACACTAACATCAGTCCTAAATCCTACAGGACCGGTTGAGGGAAGTAACTCGGAGCGAAGAGTTGCCCAGAGCCGGAGAACGCTACTAGAGAAAGTAGTATCGTAAGTCTTAATCTGGGCAGCGTTACCGATGGAAGAATTGGATTTGGATTTGACAGTATTTGGGTCTTGTATTTCCTCAATTTTAAAGCCAAGTAAGGTTTTAGCCTTTTCAATTATATCAAGCCATGGTGAGCGGTTTTTAGTATCTTTTTCTGTTACTTCTTCCAAGTAAGCAGCGATTTTATCTCTGACGCTTTCCGGTATATCATCGGCAAAGTTACTATTAAAGGTAGCATCCGGAGGTGCTAATTCCTCCGCTTCGTTATCCATACGTGATAAGATTTGATCTTCTAGAGAAACAAGCTCTTCTTCTTCTGGTAAAACCTGTTCATCTAAACTACCTGTTTCTTGTGGCAGGATTTGTTCTTCCATCGGCATTTCTTGAGTCAAATTTAGAAATTCAGGCTCAAAACTCTGGGACGCCGATAAATTAAGATTAGTCTTTCCTTTTTGCTTCCTTCTTGTTGCCATTAGTATAATTTCTTGCGTTTAGTAACGATCTCATCTTCCTTAACATCACTTGTATGAATTAAAGTATCAAAGTCTCGGAGGTATAAAATTGTTTGCGTCATCGAGTCAACCAGGTCTTTTGATTCCCCATTTGGAAAAGTTATCACTGTTTCTAAAAACTCCTCGGCCATAGGAGTTAGTCTTTCAGGGTTTTTCTCCTCGGTGGGTAAGTATACAAGCCCGCACTCAATAAGAGGTGCTGCTCTCTGTACTCTTGCATTCTTATCGCCTTTTGGCACATACCCTATAGCAGGAACTCCTCCAAGCCTTAAATCCCGAATTAATGGATCACCCGTCGCCTTTGCTTCTATTAAACAACAATCAACAGTTCTTTGAGCAGGAATTGGGTTCTTATGCTCACCTATATCCTTATAATCTTTGGCTAAGCGCTGAGCCTTGCTTCGGAGCTCCGGATAGCCTACACGACCCCGCCAACTAGAGAGTAGCATCATCCTAAATAGCTCATCCTCGGATTTTTCGCCCCAAACTCCCCACGTAGTACAGGCAGAATATGCAGCTGTTGGTTCATCGGAAATTGCCGTATCCCAGCTTTGCAATATGTAATCAAATTTAGGCTTAATAGGGCTAGTCCAGAACTTAAACCATTTTTTCTTGATTATTCCGCCGCCAATTGGAGATGGTCTTTGCTGGCACTGCCCTGCGTAACCGTAAGAGCCGAGTAACTTCTTTAACTCATTTACCTGCTTTTCGCCAAAGCGTAAGCTACTTAGCACTTCTCCTTCTTTGCTTCGGGGGTCTTCCCAAATAACCTGATCTATACCAAGAGGGACAGTAATACACTTGCGCTTTTCTTCAAATTCTAGTGGCAGCACTAATTCTACCCAATCACCCTCGCTGTCATTCTTTCTGATATAACCGGTTAAATCATTCTCATGCGTTCTTTGCTGAACAACTATTCGGCAGTCATTAGCAGGATTATTTGAACGGGTAGACATTCTTTGCGTCCACCAGTTAATTACGTTCTCACGTTTTATTTCAGATAAGTCCCCTGGGTCGTTAGGGTCATCAATAATAATAATTGAGCCGCCTTTACCGACAGTTTTAGATATTACGCTTGTTGATTGCCGGTATCCTGTTTTGGTATTCTGGAAAAAGCTTTTAACGTTCTGGTCTTTTAGAAGAGGGAATCTATAACCCCAATTATCCTGATACCAGCTACTTTCAAGTAAAGCTCTGTTTTTCTGTGCATGCTCAAGGCTTAAGGAATTAACGCAGGAAACAGTTAAAAACCGCTCACTAGGGTTATGTATCCATACCCATGCAGGAAAAGCTACCGATATTAAATTGGTCTTGCCCGTGCGGGGTGGAACATTAATAATAAGCTTCTTTATTTGGCGCGCGTAAACTGCTTCTAAATGCTCAGCTATAGCCTGAATATGCCAGCTATCAACATAAGGCATGTTACCCTCAATATAAGGCCAGCTCGATTTAAAGAATTCATATAAAGAGCCCTCGCTACTTGCTAGTTGCTCTTGTACTTTAAATAATTCATCCAAGTAACTCTGCTCGAATATAGACATTAAAGCAGGATCAAGCAGAGACGAATTTATATGATCGGACTTACGCTTCATATGCGTTAACTATTTCCTTTACTTAAAATAATTATAACACACTCCTTTTTAATCTTGATTTTCTCGTACTTTTTTAGTTTAGAGGTAAGGGATTGTATGTTATAATCCATGTGTATTTTTAGAGAATTTAAGAGTAATGAATATAAGAGGAAAGATATGGTAATAAAAAAAGCATCAGTTGTTTTATTAGCAGGCTTACTTGCAAGTAGCACGGCATTAGCCGGCGATCCATTGCCTGTGGTATCGGATTTAAATATAAAACTTGGAGCATATGCTGCCTTTGAAAGTGGATTTAGCAATCAGGGTAAACTAAAAGGCTCAGAGAAGAATATATCAGCTAATAAAAGAGGTTTTGCTTTTTATAACGATACGGCTCTATTTGCTGCCATATCAAATACTACTGATGACATTACTTATGGTGCCAAGATTATATTAGTACCGACAGTTAAAAGAAAAGTTAACAAGGACTATAACGGCTCATACGTATTTTTAGAACATGAGTTTGGTCGAATTGAAGCCGGTTCACCTATTCCTGCTGCTAAGAATATGATGATAAGTGATGGATCCATACCTACAAAATACATCAAAACCGGGATAGATTACCTAAAACAAAGTACAAAAGCTGTACCCTCCTTTTTGACTTCGGAAGGGTCTTTCCTTGGTGACCAAATAATTGCAAGTATGGATTCTGCCACTTATAGTAGTGAACCGCCAAGAACAATAAATTATTATACTCCTAAGTTTGATTTAACCGATTCCAGTAAAATCAGGCTTGGTATATCATATACTCCTGATTCTGCTAATACCGGCGTAGAGAAACCATCAGATAAATCAGACGGGATAAAGAAATATGCTGTAGGAGAGCCTGCTATAGATAGGTTTGAAATCGATAGATCAGTTAAAGATGCTATTACTAGTGGGATAGTACTTGAACAGAAACTAACGGAAGAAGCAGAATTAAAACTGGCTCTAACCGGTGAATACGGCAAATCTGCAGGTAAAATCAAGAAATTTGCTAATAAAGACGATCAGAATCCACTTGCATATAAATTAAGTGATTTAAAAAGTTATAATATTGGCGGGGAATTAAAGGTTGGTGATTTTAAGTATAATGCTTGCTACAGCTCTTTTGGAAATAGTTTAACTACTAAAGAATTGCATAAAGGTAACCGTAAGTCTCAATACTATAATGCAGGTATTGCCTATACCTATAATAAAGCTACGACAACTTCATTATCGTATTTTGCCTCAGAGCAGTTTAAAAATAAAGTAAACTCGGTAAAACTAGCCGTAAGTCACATACTTGCACCGGGGCTAAAGCCTTATGCTGAAATACATGCCTATACTCTTAAAGGTAAGCCTGAGTTTTATCCTAATTTAAAGGCAAGAAAGATAAAAGGTACTGTAGCTCTAGTTGGTGTTAAGTTGTCTCTTTAAATTATTATTAATATGGAAAAACCGCTAATTAGCTTTGACTACGCTATCAAATATCTTCTAAAAGATAAAGGCGATTATGAAATAGTCGAAGGGTTTATCTCAGCTCTGCTTACATCAGAAGGGTATACACCTGTTAAGATTAAGGCTTTACTTGACGGCGAAAGCAATAAGGAGAGCAGATATTTAAAAAGAAGTATAGCAGATGTTATAGTTGAAGACGAACAGGGTAATAACTATATAGTTGAGATCGATCGTGCTTATACTGATCTTTTTCTGAATAAGGCAGTATTTAATACCTCAAGGCTAATCGTTGATAATCTCGGGGCAAATCAGGATTACTTACAAATTAAGAAGGTATTTCATATAAATCTGCTATACTTCCCTTTTGAAAATACCAAAGCACCGCTACATCACGGTAAGGTAATATTTCATGAGATAGACCACACGCATCCGGTAGATGTTCATTTAATAGATAGAGCAATGCATACATTTGATGCTCACAACATATTCCCTGAATATTTTATTGTTTCAATTCCTTTATTTGATGATGTCATAAAAGAGGAAATCGATGAGTGGTTATATTTAATGAAGCACTCTGAGGTAAAAGAGGATTTTAAGTCTCCTTACATGCAGAAAGTAGCGCAGCGTTTAAGTATACTAAAAATGACCAATCAGGAAAGAGAGATTTATGATAGCTACGTCATGGATTCTATGAAAGGTCGTGATTATATAATCTCCGCTGAAGCTAGAGGTGAGGCTAAAGGTGTTGAAAAAACAGCAATTAATATGTTAAAACAGAAAATAGATGATAAACTTATTGCTTCCGTAACTGGCTTTAACTTAGAGGAAATAGCAAAACTGAAAAATAAATTATAATTTATTAGACCCCGTGTGGAAGAAGACCCAAAAATGTTGATTTGGATTTTAAAGTTATTCTGGAATACTAATTTACTATTAGAAGTATTGTAAAGGTTTAGCTATTGACTAGTTAAGATAATATGGTATCATCACCGATGTATCGATAATTATCTCTTAAGTTAGTTTGATGCATTTTTTTCATTAAGATACACCTAGAAAAAATTTAAAGTGAACTCTGTTTTTTAGATTCTTCCTGTTTTTATTTTGCGGGGTTCATTTTTTTAGGACTTGGCTTAAATTCTCAATTTTTTAAAATCTGCAAAAACTCTTAAAATAAAAACGTCCAACTTTTTATACATAAGATATTTTATGGAAAATAATACAAAAATTTATTAATAAAATATTAAAATATCAAGAAAATCTTAACTAGAATTACACAGCTATTCCACCTAAACACCGAAACCCCTCATAAATGCGATTTAAACAGGATTTTT